ATTCAACCATTTCTCGCGCCATATTCCCTCACGGTCATGCAGTTTAATTTGTAAATCGTCGGTTTCATCCTCTTCGTTGTCTGTATATGTCAGCGATAACAAGTATTTTTTTAAGGAAGATGTAATATCTACTCCCGCAAAAAATATTTCCATTGATGTCCGTCTTGCCTGATTTTCATTACTCATGTCATCACCCGTTTCCACGGAGGAAGATTGCTGCCTGACACAACGGTTTCAATCTCAGGTATGGTTAACTCCACACCCGCCGAAAAAATATAGATGTCCTTATGCTGTATATTAGCGTTTATCAATATGTCAACATACCTGACGTCCCCAAGCTGCTGATAAGCAATACTGTCCCACATATCGCCTTGGACTGTTGTATATATTTTACTCATACATAAGCACCTCTTTTCGCGTTGATACCCGCTTCATCAAGAGCGTCTAATACATTTCCGACAATGATATCTGAAAACTCTTGAAATTTACCGTCAATATCATCCGTAGCACCGCCTTGCACTGTAAGTTGCGGTGCTATTGTTATCTTGTACTGTCCACCCGATGCGCCATAAGCACCGATAGGCTCAACCCTATTTGTTGCGGATATCGCGTTCATAGCTGTTATATAGTTTTGGAATAACGGCAAGAAAGAAACAATTTGCATTTCCTCTTGTGCGCCATTGAGCATTCTCCTTGTTTCGTCGGCAGTATATACAGATTCACCGCCTCCGAAATACACAATTTCAGGACCGTTCTCACCAACTAAATGCCATCCGGGCGTAGCATTAGCTGTACCTGTTGCGTAACCGTCTCCCAAGCCTAAGATTGATTTCGTCGTTTCATACACAGACTTGAAAACAGATTTAATTGTAATTGTTTTCTCCGCCGGAAAATTAGTAAGCACAGATTTTGCATGTTTTATATTTTCATCAAATGTCTCCGTGTTAGCGCTCAGCCATGCTGCTGCCTCTTCTTCTCCAAACAAGCGAACCTCATTAGTTTTAAGGTTAATTTGAGCAGTTGCTTTTGTTCCATCTGCTGATAATGTAGCAATGCCCGTTGTTTCATCAAGCCCCAAAACTTTGTACATTACACCGTTAATTTTCATGTACGCCGCGTCTGCGTTTGCGTCCGCAGTTATTTCCGCCGTTTTTCCGTCAAGCTCATCAACACCATTTGCGACTTGCTCTAATACATTCAAAGCGCCGTCTGCATTAAATACAATTTTCTGATTTTCGGGTAACAATCCTGCATTGTGCGCTACGGCTGTTAAGGTTTCCGCATACTTTTCCAATTCGGATGTTTCGAGTTCTGCGTTTGCAGCTTGCTTTCCAATTTCTTTTGCCGCTGCCGCAAACTCTTTCAAATTCTCTGTGGGAATTTTACCCAAATTTAGTTCGTTGACTTGTCTTACTGCGTTTTTATATTCATTTTCAGAAGTGTAATATTCATTAAGTTGTGTATCAATGCCATTTCTTTTTTTGTATATTTTCTCTGCTTCCTTAGACAAATCAAATTCGGTGACCCCTACCTGATTAAAGCCATTATAATTACCTTGGAACCCTGCTTTTCTCAAATCCGCATTTGTTTCCGAAAGAGCGTTATTAAACATTTCTTGCTGTCTAACATCAGAGGCGTTTTTGTATTCATCGCTCATGTAAATATCTTTCCAATCAGAAAGATGCTCCGATAAAATACTACGCTCTAATTCAAGCGGCTTTAGCTTTTCGCCTAATTGAACATATTCAGCCTCAAGTTCTTTAACATCAATCTTGCCGGACTCAAATTTTTCCTTTGCGTTATATAACGCAATTTTTGCTTGCAATTCTGCCGTTTTCACAAGCTCCTTATTGCGTGTTTCCAACGACTGTATCTCTTCTTCAGATACAGTACCATCTCTATCCATATAAACGCCGTAATTATCAATCAGCCATTGCTCGGTATCCTTTAATCTGTCCTTTGCCGCTTTTACCTCTTCAACAGGAGCAGTCCCGGAGGATATAGTCGCGTTTAATTCTTTCCAGTCCCGAATGTGACTTGACAATTCGTTGGATTCACTCATTGCCTGTTTATATTCATCCGCCGCCGCAGACACTTCGTCCCCATAGCGCCGAGCCGCAATTTGCGCTTCATTATATGCATCCACGATACCTACAATTCCGGCAGTCACCGTCGCTATCGCGCCAATGGCAATCATAACAGGCGCACCCGCACTAAACAAAGAACCAAGCTCCAACGCTTTTACAACCTTTGCAACAGTTGCATAAGCCGTCATTCCCGCAGTCGCTAATCCCACAACGCCTACAAACGCAGTAACGCCTTTTACAAGGCTTGGGTTATTTTCCACAAATTTATTTGACATAGTCAATATATCTGTACCAATAGCGTATAGGTTTCTCAATTCAGGATTGAACTGTTCGCCGATAGAAGTTTTTAACGCATCCTGTGCGGAATTCATAATCGTAAGCTGTCCGTTAAGATTATCCAGCTTAATCTTAGCCATTTTTGAAGCGGCTCCGGTACAATTATTGATACTTTCATATAATCCGTTGTAATCATCCTCAGTAGAATTTATAATTGCCAACAAACCGTTATATCCTCTTTCACCAGCTATGTTAACAGCATTATTTACCTTTTCGGCTTCCGTCAACTGGGAAAAATATCCGCGTAACTCATTGATGGTTGAACCAAAAGTTTTCATGGTACCGTCAGTGTTCACAGTCTTAAATTCCACATCTCCAAGCGCTTTTCCTGTGAGTGTCACTCCATTTAACAAACCGTTAAATATATTTTTTAGAGCAGTACCCGCACGACTTCCTTTAACACCACTGTTAGCCATCAATCCTGTTGCAACTGCAACATCTTCCACGCTGTATTTTAACGCTCCGGCGATAGACGCAGAATTTTTAAAGGTTTCCCCCATTATTGAGACGCTTGTATTTGAATTTGTTGCCGCTGCCGCCAACACGTCCGAAAACCTCGCCGTATCAGACGCTTTTAATCCAAATGCTGTAAGGTTATCCGTTACAATATCAGAAACCAAAGCAAGGTCCTCACCGGAGGCAGACGCCAACTGCAATACACCGTCCATACCTTGCAGCATTTGTGCAGCGTCCCAACCTGCCATTCCCATATAGGTCATTGCTTCGCCTGACTCTTTCGCGGTGAATTTTGTCGTCGCCCCCTGCTCTTTCGCAAGTGCGTTTAACTGCCGCATTTCTCCGTCAGAAGCACCCGACAAAGCCTTCACTGTGGACATTGTTTCTTCAAAATCTCCCGCCAAAGAAATACAGTCCATATATCCGTCATAAATGCCTTTCAGTGAAGCGCCTATCCCGGCTGCGGCAATCGCTTGTTGCACTACACTAAAAGCATGACTTGATTTTTCCTCAAATTCACTCGCACTGTTCGCAACCTCTATCTGTCTATCCTTTAAGTTGTCCATTTTAGAGGTAAGAGTTACACTCTCTTTTGCAAGATTTGCCGTATTGATTCCGGCATCTTTCAAGGCGGAATCCATTTGTTGCAGCTTTTCCGTTTGCCGTCCCAAAGAAGCAGAAGTTTTGTCAATTTGCTGTTGCTTAGAAAGCAACTTATTTTCCAAAGAAGCTGAAAAGCCCTCTGTCTCCTTGATTTCTTTCTGAATATTATCGTATTGCTGTTGCAACACTGAAAGTTTTACACGCGTTGCTTCAACCGCGCTTTGCTGTTTTTGAAACGCTGATATATCAGACTGAGTTTTACTGAGCGCCTGTATTTCCCGCTGCATAGACGCAATTCTTGCTTGTGCTTGGCTAAATGTAGTATTATAACTGCTTCCCAGTTGAGCATTCAACTGAAACAGCATTTCATATTCTTTTCTGCTTGCCATATGTATCTCCTCGAATCACTTGCGATTTCGTCTGTTTCTCTCTTCATCCATAACAGCGTTATTTGCGTTTATCCATTTGACAAACTCAACCAACGGGAGTGAGAGCCAAAACGACACAAATGTATTATTTACCCGTGCCATTATAAAGCATTGTTTACGGAGCCAAATCCCTCCATCGCATATCACAATGCCGCATTGAGCAAAAAAGAGCGAGCTTTGGAGCGAATTCTATTATAATCCCGTAACGACATTGCGCAAAACGCATCGGAGCCGATAGGTTGTATACACGCCCGCGAAGCCATACGGATAAGATAGTCACTGGAAAATTCAGGTGAAATAACAACTTTTCCAAGGTCTTGCATTTCAGCCTCAATCGCAAGGCTATC